TGAAGCCCTCGCCGCCTGCTCGGCCAGACTTACGTCCGACGTCTGAGCCAGAAACGAAACCCATTCGTCGCCCAGCATCGAGCGATCCATGACATCGGATGGCGCGGAAGCCGCGACTGGCCCCCGCCAGACATTGCTCGGTGCCGACTTCTGGCCAGACCCGAACCGTGCGCGATAGTCATCCGGCGACATCAGATCACCACCATCGCCCTGGTCTCATAGACCAGCTGCCCGCCGTCTGCCGCCACTGGGCCTTCCTCCATGCGCTTCACGGCATTGAGCATGGCCACGAATGGGTCGATCTTGCCCGCGCCTGATGTCTCTTTGTCGACGTACAAGGCACTGCCCCTGAGCTTGACCAGTGCGTTACTCACGCACCAGGCCATCATGTTCGAACCGTCGTGACGGAACCTCCCGTCGCCGAGCTTGAATTCCAGTGTGTAGATCGCGCTCGAAAGCCCGACCCCTTGCCGCATCGAGGCGATATGCCCCGCGCGCTTCATGGCCTCGTCGCCGGGATCAAACCCGGCCTGCACCAGCGCATCAACCAGCGGGCCGATGCTCCAGGCATCAACCGCAACCCCGCCATCGGCAGGCATCTTGCCACTGTCCCGCACCTTCACCGCGATCCGCGCCATTGCGGTGACCATCTCATCGCCGCTGTCCGTCAGCGTCAGATCACCATCGGCCTTGAAGCCGAGCAACGTCGGCGCGACCTGCTTACGCCGCTCTAGCGCGATGCGCTGCGCCCAGGCATGCCCCCAGCCCAGCCAGATGCCGGTTCCCTTCTCGCGGCCGACCACGCCCGCCCCGCCAAGGTCATCGCGTCCGCCCATGTCGAACCCGGCAATCGCCACTTCGCACCGGTCCAGTAGCTGATCGAGCGTCAGGCCATTTGGTTCGGCAGCAGCGAGCCAGAGCTCCGCACCGCTCCACCGGTCTCGCCGCAACCTCAAGCCGATCTCGACGTTGAGATGCTTGGCCAGAAAGATCTGCAGGCCTTCGCCTTCGCCCAGCTGCTCCTTGCCCAGTTCCTTCTTCAGCCAGTCGATCGAAACCGACCGGCCCAGGTGAGGATTGGTGATGTAGAAGTAATCGGCATCGAGATAGGCCTCGACCTCGAGCAGATCTTCGGGCCATTCGAACAGCATTGGGAACGATGTCGGATCGTCGATCACGCCGTCGCGGACATCGCGGAAGTACGAAAGCTTGTCCTTGAATACGCCTGCGGGCGGTTCATCAGAATGAGTGGTGATGTAGAGCGTGAAGCCTTCCGGCCTAGCCGATCCACCACCAAGCGCCTCGCGCAGCATCGCAGCCGCCTTGGCCTTCTTCCCGAAGAGCCAGAGCTCCTCGATCAATGTCATCGCCGCCTTGCCGCCAGCCACCGTGTCGCTGTCTGCCGCGATCACGCGCAGCGTCGCGCCTGTTGTCAGATGCTTGATCTGACGCTGGTGCTCGATCACTTTGAGGACGGTCGATAGCTCGGCGTCGGCGCGAACCATGCCCATCGCCGGCTCGAAGCTATTGTTTGCAACCTCGATCGTCGGCGCCAGGATCTGCAGGATCGCGTTCGGCCGCCAGTTGAGGATCAACGCCGTGACCATGATCCCGGCCGCGATCATCGACTTGCCATTCTTCTTGCTGATCAGGAGCATGAACTCCTTGATCAGCCGCTCACCAGTCTCCGGATCTTCGGCGCCGAATATGCCGGCCACCAGGTCAAACACGAACTCGTCACAGACTTCACCCAGCGTCGGGTGCCTGCCATCGGCCTTCTTCGGCAGGTCGGTAACCTGCAGCGACTTGAACACGCCCAGCGCGTCAGCCGCCTTGACCGCAAACAACGGACCGCACGGCGCGATGCTCTCACGCGCAACAATCCGCTCCCGCCAGTCAAGGCAGGCAGTAGACCACGTCGGGCGCGCCATACCGTCAGTTGATCAGCCTGGGCGGAGGCGTTCGCGCACCGAACTTGCCGCCCATCTCGCTCGCCGCCAATTTGGCCGCGTCCTTCTTTCCGAGCTTCTCCGGCTTTTCCTTGCGCCGATCGACGATGTTGCCCGCCACTGCTTTCAGGCGCTCCGAACTCAGCATCTTGTCGAACTGACGAATAGCCGACACGTTGCCCTGCCCGGCCAGCTCGGCCAGCTTGGCCATCAGGCCGGACCGCACGATAAGCTCTGCCTCGGCCTGATATTTGCACTCGTCGGGAAAAACCTTCCGCAAAGTCTTGACGTCGCAGCCTAGAACCCGGGCCGCCGCCCGCTGCGTGTGCCCCCCTGCAAATAAGATCATGAGTTTATTGGATTTTTCTAGGCTCCAGACATAGGGAGGGCGTCCCTGACCACGTGGGGGCGCTGGCGACCAGCCAAACAGCCCCGGAGCGTCGTCCGAAGTTTCACCAGGCAAGAAAAAACTCTCCGAATGGGTCCATGCGCGGTCCTATGGCCGCAGGGGTCCCAGACTTTCACCCTCCCCCCCCCACCGTTCAGGTCCGGCACCCCTTCCCTGAACGACCACCAGACCTGCCCGCACGCGCCGCTCCGCCTCGGTCTTGATGCCGTGGCAAGTCGCACAGCGCAGCCAGATGTTCATGGGATCGAGCGGCGCACCGCCATCCCGCAATTCCTTCACGTGGTCCGCATAGATCCGACCCGAGCCAGACCCGCAGTCCTGACACTTGCGCCCACGCGCCTTGATCACCTGCGCCACCAGCGCCTTCCATTCGGCGGACTGGTAGAACGGCACCACCTTCTTCGCCCTTGGTGCAACCCGTGGCGGCCGTGGAGCTATCCGCTCCCGCCGCCGCATCAGCCTGACCAAGGCGCATCTCCGATCGCGTGAGGCATCGGCAAGAGCGCGACTGGGACGCCACCCCGCGTCCTGCACAGCTCTTGCCGACTGTATCGATTCCTACCCCCATTAGACCCCGGAGACGAACACCCTTTATTTTGACCCCGGAACCATTCCGGGGCTTGACGCTGTCCGGGGTATCTTTTGCGCGAGTCGCACCCCAAAACCCCACGAGAGAAATCGAGGCATCAGGCACCCGCCACTGGCTCCACCTTGCCAGCCTCGACAGCAGCCAGACGCTTCAACGTGCGCTCATACCGCACCCGCAACCCGTCCGTGGTCGTACCCGATTCGCGCCCGCCGAGCGCTTCCCACACCCGCTCCCAGCGAAAGCCCCCAACATCGCGCCATGTCTTCATGGTCAGCACCACAGCCACCAAGGCGCGATTGGCAGGCGCTATCTCCTCGGCAAGGCATCCGACGTCCACGAACACACGATCGCGCAGGCGCACCTCTCTCAGGCCCATCTGCAGCCGAGGACGCACATCATCGTCGGCATAGTCCATGATCCTGTCGCGGATGATCTGCGGCCACCACGAACGCTGCCCGCTGGCAAGCCATCCCCGCTCCTGGTCGGGCGAACGCATCAGCAGCTGCCACGCCTCGAGCAGCATCTCTTCGGTCGCTTCAAGCTCCGGGTCCCTTCTTCCCATTTTACACTCCCCTTACAGTTACAAACAGATATCTCTCTCTTCGCGCGCCCGCCCGCACAGGCACAGGCTCCACATGGCCGTGAACTGTCGGAACCGTCCGGAACGCCCGGAAATCAGGCATTCACACTGTCGGCCCAACTGTCAGGCAACTGTCGGGCAAACCGTCAGGAAGCGCCCGTTCGCACCTCATCCGCCCTTGCCGTGCCTGCTCCGAATTTCGCCCCAGACAGTCCCGCTGACAGTTGTCCGAATAGTTCCCCCGACAGTTTCACCGCCGAAATTTGGCCATGGCCAATGGGGGGTGCGGGGGGCGTCACGGCGCACCGAAGGGGTCTGGATTGCTGGCGTCGAAGCGGTCGATGTCATCGGCGAACGTGCTGCCACCGCCAACCGTCAGCGAACCGCCGCCAAGCTCATCAGCGCGCTTCAGGCGGATGCCCACGCGTTCCTTTTTGCCCGTGGCGTTGTTGGCCACCGCGTAGATCTGCGCGTCGGTCAGCTGCCGCCCGAACGATGTCTGGCTCATGATGTGGGACTCATTGTCGCCACGATCGATGCAGAACTGTCGGAAGTGTTGGTACAGCGGCGTCGCCTCTTCGCGCGCTTCAGGGTCCGAAACGTCGCAGCAGGAAGCGATCCACTCGCCCATGGCCGAGCTGCTCGACCAGAAGCTGGCTGTGGCCCTCTTGGCCGCCTCAGGCTCGGGCACGACCCGCTCGTTGAGCCAGTCCACGCAGCCCTCGATCATCCAGTTGAGCACGCCCGGTCCCTCGCCTATCAGCCGTGCCTTCACCAGGTGCACGGGTTCATCAGGCACACCGGGCGTCACCCCGAACTGCACGACCCAAGGATAGAGCTTGAAGCGCCGGCGAAAGCCGCGATCGTCGCTGGGTGCCTTCGGCAGGCCATTGCACTCGGCGATCAGCTGCCAGTGCGGCGTAAAGCTCAGTTCGGTCGTGGCATGCACTCCGCGCGCGATCATCTCGCTGCCGGTCGCCTGCTTGATCTTCTGCCCGTCCCAGGTGCTGTTCTTCTTGGGCTCATCCATCACGACCAGGCGCACGTCGCCGGCAAGGCGCACAATATCGCTCTGGGGCCCGCTGCTCGCTTGTGTGGGCCCCTCGAGGAACGTCTTCGGATCAGCCTTGCGCGCATACATGCCGTGCAGCTGGCAGACGACATCGTCGGTGACGGACTTGCCATCCTGCCCCTTGCCCTGAAAGATGTAGAACGCCTGGTCGGATATCAGCGCGGTCAGCGTCATGCCATAGATCCGCTGCAGGGCCTGCCGCTGCACCGGATCATGGTGCATCACGTTCATGCGCTCGATCCACGATGTAGCCTTCGCCTTGGCATCATAGGCCACGTTGGCAATCTGCATGAACCGATCGGCCGGGTTGTGGCCCGGATCGAACCGATGTCGCCACTTGCCGGCGTCATCCTGCTCAAAGCGCAGCGTGCCGTTCTTGCAATGATAGGCCATGGGCTGGGCGTCGAAATCGCGCTGCCAGGCCTGCGTGATGAAATCACCGTCATCGCCGTCACGCAGGCCTTTGAACTGGCTCAGCATTGCCGTCGTCTTGGCCGAATCGCCCGACTTGATAGACCAGTCCCACAGCTTCACCGCGCGCTCTTCGGCCATCTCCTTCGAGAACTTCGGGCCCCAAACCTCGCGCAGCTCTTCGGCCGAGCATTCGCGCAGCGCATGCGCTTCATCGACGATCTCCATCGCCGCCTTCTGCGCAAAGGCCAGCGCCCGCATCGGGCCCTCGTCGGCCGACCAGCGCATGCCATCGAACGCGATCCAGCAACCCTTGCCGCCGGCCCCATCGGCCAGCCACAGCAACCGCCCGTTTGCCGCCTCGAACACGCGCCGGGCATTGCCCAGGTCGTTGGTTGGCAGCTTGGACCGCTCGAGTGGGGAAAGCCGCTTCATACCGCGCTGGCCCTCGCCTCGATCAGCGCATGCACCGTGGCCCGCCGCTTCACTTGCGCACTGGCACCCCGCGGCGTGCCGTCAATCAGTTGCGGCATCATCGCTTCGGTCATTGGCCCTCTGATTCCCAAAGCACGCCGGTACAGAACCCGGTGCATTTCATCCTCTTCGCGCTTGGCTGGGCCATGCTTCAGATCGGCCTCGATGTCGGTCACCGCCGCCATGATCGCCTTGGTCTGGAACCCGGCCAACTCGGCCATCTTCTTTAGATCGGCGATCTCCTCGTTGATCTCGCGGCGCTCTTCCCGCTTCTTCAGCAGCGCCCGCACCAATGCGATCAGCCGCCGCTCGCTGTCGGTCTCGCTTTCCGGGAAGGCATACTCCCCGTCTTCTGCCGGGATCACGGCATGCACGGCCCCGGTAGTGGCCACCTGGGGCAACGCTGAGATCTCGCGCTCGAACCGTGCGCGCCACGTGCCGACATACTGGCAGCGCGTTTCCTCGTCGACGATACTGCCCGCCAGCGAAGCCAGCTCGTCCCATATCGCCGCCGTCTTCTCTGGGCTGGGCTCATCGTCGGCTTGCGCGACCACCGCGTCAAACAGGAAGGCGTGCAGCGGCTTGGCTTCGGTCAAGATCGCGTCGATGGCCCGCCGCCCCATTCCGGTCGCATCCATGTACAGGAGCTCGTCGGGATCCTTGCCCTCCGGCAGCAACGCAATCGCCAGCTCGCGCCCGGGCCCGATGCCAGGGATCGCCGTTCGGCACGCACGAACCGCGGCCTTGCGACCTGCGGAATCGCCATCAAACAGCAGCACTGGCCGATGATGAAGGCGCCAGCAGCGCACCAGCTGGTCTTCGGTCAGAGCGGTGCCCATGGGCGCCACGCAAGCGGCAAAGCCCGCCCGCGCCATCGCCACGACGTCGAAGTAGCCTTCCACCACGATCAGGCGGTTCTCTGCTCCCGGCCTCGCCGCTGGTGCTGCCCGATGCAGGTTGAATAGCGTTCGCCCCTTGTCGAAAATCGGGCTGTCCGGGCTGTTTACGAACTTGGGCGTATCGTTCTTCCGGCCGGGCCACACTCGCCCTCCGAAACCCACGATCCGCCCGCGCGCGTCGTGAATCGGCATCGTGATGCGGTCATGGAACATCTCGCGCAAGGAACCGTCATCGCGCTGGCTCAGCAGGCCCGCCTGCTGGCCGATCTTGCTGCCGATGCCACTGCCCCCCAGCGATCCGTCCATGCCCCGGGCATAGCCGATGCCGAACAGCGCGATGTCCATCGGCGTCAGACCGCGCCGCTCGAGGTATTGCATGACGGCACCGGCCTCGGCCAGCTGCCGCACGTAGATCGCCTGGGCGATGTCCAGCGCCTCACGCACCGTCTCGATCTTGGCCGCCCGCTCGCGCTCCTGCGGCGTCGGGGCTGGCACTTCCATGCCGGCGGACGCCGCCAGTTCGCTCACCGCATCAATGAACTGCAGCCCGCGTTGGTCGATCATCCATCGGATGGCGTCGCCATGCGCGCCACAACCAAAGCAGTGATAGAAGCCCTTGGCATCGTTCACGGTGAAGCTTGGTGTCTTCTCGCCGTGGAACGGGCAGCACGCCTTGAACTCGCGGCCCGCCTTGTCCAGCTTCAGGGTCTGCCCGATCAGGGCCGAAAGGGTCGTGCGCGATCGCAGCTCATCAAGGAATTGGGGTGGAATTGCCATGATGCTACTCGGACGACTGTGTGCCGAGGATCGCGCGGATCCTGTCGAACTGCGCCATCGCGCGTGGCACGTCGGCCTTGGGCGTATCGGCGCTGCATTCCAGCGCCAGATTGGCCAACACCGCGATCTCCCGCGCCTGGGCATAGACCTTCCACCGCGGCACGCCGCCGCGCGCCGGGCCAATCTCCGATTGAACGCTCATGTCAGACTCC